CCGACGACGCAGAAACCCCGCGTCGCCCTGCTGCTCACCCTTGCGCAGGATCTCGACGCGCCCGGCGCTCTCCCGCAGCGGGCGTCGATCTCGACGAAGTACGACGAGCAGATCGACAAGCTGCTCGCCGCCACGAAGCCGAAGGAGCGCGACGAGCTCGACGAGATGCGCCGCAAGTTCTACCAAGGGGAGACCGGTGGCATCGACGACGACCCGGAAGCGCGCGGCCGCCCCTCGCGGCGCAAGAAGGCGTAGCGCACCGCGGCGGGTGTACGGGCACGAGGCTCCTCGCGTCTTCACTCCGCCGCGGCGCCCGCTGACGCCGCAGACCTCCGCCGGCTACGCCGCGATTCATTTCGCGATGTGGCTGCACACGATGCTCGACGGCACTCGTTACTCCGATCTCGCACCGAAGCTGAACCCGTGGCAGCGGTGGTTCCTGATCCACGCGCTCGAGCTCAACCCCGATGGCACCTACCGGTTCAAGACGGTGCTGCTGTGGGTCGCGCGGCAGAACGGTAAGACGTTCATCGCGGCGCTGCTGATCCTGTTCCGCATGTTCATCGACGGCGATGCTCAGATCATCGGCGTCGCTCAGAAACTCGCGACCGCGAAGAAGACGTGGGAGCACGCGCAGAACATCATCGACGCGATCCCCAAGCTCAAGAACGAGCGCGGCGGATTCTCGAACACGAACGGCGAACTCTGGTTCGAGCTCACCGGCGGTCAGCGGTACTGGGTCGACTCCGCCGACAACGGCGGCCGCGGTCTGACGTTCGACCTCGTGTTCGTCGACGAGATTCTCAAGCACAAGACGTTCAAGGCGTGGTCGGCGCTGTCGAAGACGACGGCCGCCCGGCGCCGCTCGCAGCTGATCGCTGCATCGAACACGGGCGATCTCGAAGCCGTTGTGCAACGGTTCCTGCACAAGCAGGCGATGGACGCTATCGAGGCGAACGACGACACGACGACGATCGGCCTGTTCTGGTGGACGCCGCCGCCGGGGATGCCGTTGGACTCGCCCGAGGCGTGGGCGTACTCGAATCCGTCGATGAACTACAACCTCCCGCAGGAGAACCTCGCCGCGTACTGGGTCGCCGACCCGCGGCCCGTGTTCGAGTCTGAGGTCGCGAACATCTTCGTCGACTCGACGACCGGTGGCCCGTTCCAGCAAGGCATGTGGCAGAAGGGGCTCGACCGGATCTCGAAGCGCGCCGACGGCGCCGACGTCTACATCTGCATCGAGGTCTCGCACGACCGCACGCTCGCGCACATCGGGTTCGCCGCGAAACGCGACGACGGCCTCATCCATGTCGGCATCATGCAGAGCCTGCCCGGCACGGACTGGGTTGTCCCGTGGCTCACCGACCCCGAGCGTCGGTTCACTCCCGCTGGCATCACGTTCCAGACGAACGGCGCCCCGGTGTCGTCGCTGTTCAGTGAGTTCGAGGAGGCGGGTCTCGAGGTCACCCCGTGGGGTGGCCCGGACCTCGGCCGAGCGACCGGAATGCTCCTCGACGCGGTGAACCTGCAGAAGCTCAAGCATCGGCATCAGCCGCTGCTCGAGGTGGCCGCGCAGAATGCCGTGCTCAAGAAGCTCGCCGACGCGTACGTCATTGACCGCAACGCATCCGCCCATGACGCATCCCCGCTCTCGGCTATCGCCGGCGCGCTATGGCTGCTGAGGAATCCGCCGACCACACCTGAGCCGCAGATCCGCACGCTCAAGAGGAGGACACGTGGCTAAGTTCACCGACCGAGTCCGCGACGCGTGGCGCTCGCTCGTCACCCGCTCGCAGTCGCGGCTCCCCTCTCTGCGCGGGAGCCGCACGGCTGCCGGCGTCTACGTGACACCGGAGCAGTCGCTGCAGGTGATGGCCGTGCTCACTTCGGTGCGCCTGGTCGCCGAGGCGGTCTCGAGCCTGCCGATCTCGGTCGTCGTCCGCCGAGGCCGCGACCGCGTCCCGCCGGCAGCGAAGTACCGCAACCTCGTCTACCTGCTGACGGTGCAGCCCAACCCGGTGATGGACGCCGCGGAGTTCTGGCGCACCGTCGTAACGTGGCTGCTGATCCGCGGTAACGCCTACGTTTTCGTACACCGCAACGGGGCCGGGCAGGTCATTGGCCTGTGGCCGGTCCCGCCGACTGACGTCAAGGTGCTGCGCACGTCGACGGGCGATCTCGCCTACCGGCTCAGCCATGACGGCAAAGAGACCTGGCTGCCGGTCGAACCCGGATACGTGGCGACGCACCTCGAAATCCTGCACTACCGCTGGTTCGGCACTGGCCCTGAGGCGCTCTCGCCGATCGGCGTCGCTCGGCAGCAGGTCGGCATCTCGGTCGCCGCGACCTCGTACATCGGCGGATTCTTCGAGCGTGACGCGACACCGGAGACCGTGCTGACCACGCAGGGCAATCTCAGCGACACGCAGTGGAATCGACTGGTCGCGCAGATGGAAGACCGTCACCAGGGGTTCGAGAACTCGCATCAGCTGGCCGTCTTCGAGGGTGGCGCGAAGCTCGAGCGCGTCTCACTGTCACCGGCGGATGCGCAGTTCCTCGCGATCTACAAGCTCACCGAAGGCAAGATCGCGTCGATGTACGGCGTCCCGCCGCACAAGATCGGTGACCTCGAGCACGCGACCTTCTCCAATATCGAGCACCTCGGTATCGAGTTCGTGCAGGACGCGATGCTCCCGCCGATCACCCGCCTCGAGAAGGTCACGCAGCGCCTGTTCGACGACGAGGAGATGCGTCTCAAGTTCGACCCGAAGGGACGGATGCGCGGCGACACTGCGGCGCAAACTGCCGCCTACGCGGCCGGACGTCAGTGGGGCTACTACTCCGTGAACGATGTTCGCTCGCTTGAGGATCTCCCGCCCATCGAGGGCGGCGACACGTACCTCGAGCCGATCAACATGGTTCCCGCCGGCGCACAGCCGGTACAGCGAGACGGGCTCCCGCCCGTCGAGATCGCGCAGCTGCGACCGACCGCTCTCCGCGCGATCGAACCGCTGCGTCGCACGGCCTCAGAGGAGGTGCCCGCCTGGGTCACCCGACTCGACGCGGTGCTGTCTGACTTCGTATCCGAGCAGCGCGAGGAGATCGCAGGGGGCGCGATTGCCGCCGAAGATCAGGCGGGCTGGGATGCTCGTCTCGCCGAGGTGCTCGAGCCGATCGTCGGCGGGGCAGTCACTGATCTCGCGGCCCGCGAGGCCGCGCAGCACGGCGGCGTCTTCGTTCCGGCGTTCGCGCAGAACTGGGTCGCGGCTGCGTCGCTGAGTCACGCGCAGGCGTTCAACTCGCTGACGTTCCTCGGACTGCTCGAGCATGAGCCGGACGATCTCGCGATATTCGATGTATTCGCCGCTGCGGCGGTCCGAGTGCCGGAGGCGGCGCGACGGACGCTCGACATCGTCGGGTCGTTTGCCCGCTACGAAGGTGCGTCGCAGGCTGGCGCGACCTCGAAGCGCTGGATCGCCCGCGACGAGCAGCACGAGTCGATGCAAGGCGAGACAGCCGCGATCGACGAGCCGTTCTCGAACGGCGCGAAGTGGCCGCGCGATCTCGCCGCCGGCGCAACCGAAGTCACGGGATGCACCTGTGACGCCGAATACGACAAGGAGTCGACATGACCCGCACTCTCGAGCGTCGCGTCTTCCCGCTGACGGATATCCAGATCCGCGCCGCGAGCGACGACGACCGCCGCCTGCACTTCACTGGACGCGCTGTCGTCTACGACCAGCTGTCCGAGGATCTCGGCGGATGGCAGGAAGTCATCAAACCCGGCGCCGCGACCCGCACCCTCGCCGCGGAACCCGACGTGCGGTTCCTCATCAACCACGACCCGAACCTGCTGCTCGGCCGGACGACGTCGGGCACGCTCCGCCTCACCGAGGACGCCGGGAAGACATCACGCAGATGTCGTTCGGGTTCTGGGTGCTGTCGGACAGCTGGTCGGGCTCGCTGCACGAGGTGCGCGAATTCGACTTCGAGGGCGGCGACGTCTCCGTCGTCACCTACCCGGCCTACACCCAGACGTCGGCGGAACTGCGCGCCATCGCGCAGCAGCACATCGCCGACGCCGCGGGCTACCCGCTCGAGCGCGCGAAGCACCGGCTGCACGAGCTCGAGATCCTGTCCACCCTCTGACCTACCCAAGAGTGCCCGTCCGAACGGTGCGGGACACCACCCAACCCAGAAAGGAGCGTGGCTATGTCCACCTCTGTTGAGCTCCGTCAGGAGCGCGCTCGCACCGTTGAAGCGATGCGAGCGATCACCGACGCCGCCGAGGGCGAGAACCGCAACCTCAACCCGGAGGAGCGGCAGTCGTACGACCGCGGCGAGTCCGAGTTCCGCGACCTCTCGGACCGCATCGAGCGCCAGGAGGCACAGGAGCGCCGCAACGCTGAGATGGGCGATCCCATCAACGGCGGCGGCGACACCCCCGGCGCGGGAGGCGATGAGCAGCGCAGCGCACAGCGACGCTCCGCGTTCCTCCGCTTCGTCCGCGGCGCGGCGATGACGCAGGAGCAGCGCGCCCTCGTCGAGAACACTGCCGGTGAGATCCTCGTCCCCGAAGACCTCGAGGCCGAGATCCTCCGCGAGGTGCCCCGACTGAGCGTCATCCGCGGCCTCGCCAGCCAGCGCAACGTGAACACCAACCGCGTGCGCCGCCGCTCGCTCGACGAGGTGTCGGTCGGCTGGGGCAAGCTCGAGACGAACGAGCAGGAGCTCACCGACTCGATGCCGGGCACCCCGACCGAGGAGTACACCTACATCGAGGATCTCTACGGTCTCGCGAAGATCGGCGAGGACGAGTTCGACGACTCGGACGTGAACCTCGAGGCGTTCGTCCGCGACAGCTTCGCCCGCGCCGCGGCCGACGCCGAAGACAAGGCGTTCGCCATCGGCGCCGGGCACACTGTGCATCAGCCCGTCGGCATCTTCTCTGCGGCGGGCGGCGTGAGCAGCCTCGTCTCGGCGGCGACGGACTACTCCGGCACCTCCGGCGCGAACGGCGCGAACTCCTTCATCGACGACATGAAGGGGCTCATCTACGCCGTCCCGGCGCAGTACCGCCGTAACGGCGCGTTCATCACCTCGTCGGTGAACGAGCTCAAGCTGTCGACCCTGAAGGACGGGAACGGCCAGTACCTCTGGCAGGCATCCGTCCAGGCGGGCCGACCGAACACCTTCCTCGGCTACGCCCTCCACAACCAGGAGGACGTCGACGGCTTCGCCGCAGGCAAGGCCGTCGCAGCGTTCGGCGACATCAACGCCGGCTACCGCGTCTACGACCGCCTCGGCATCACCGTGAAGCGGCTCGAAGAGCTCTACGCCGAGGACGGCATGATCGGCTTCAAGTTCCGCAAGCGTGTCGGCGGCGACGTCGTCCGCCCGCAGGCGCTGAAGCTGCTCCGCCTCAAGACCGCCTGAGCCTAGGCGACCCAGACGGGGGCCG